TCATAGCGCACCATCCCGGAGAATACGTTCCACCGGCACTTCGAATACCTGAGATGCCATGCGCTGACCGCCTACGCCCACCCGGAGCTGTATCTTTGCGTCAATGCCTCTCCCGGCAGTAAGCGACAGGGTCTCGGCTTCCGTCAGCGTGCAGGAGACAACATTCCCGTCCAGCTGTACATCCGACAATGCTTTTTCGATTTTAACCTGTCCGGCCTGCGCTACGGCCAAGGACAGCACCGTGATGCTCCCCGTGTCGATGGGCAGGCGGAATGTCAGCGTGGGCGTTGTACCTCGATACATGGGTATCCCTCCTCATACTTTAGATTTGCGATGCTCAGCGGTTGGGCAGTCTTTCCAAATCCGCTATCCTGTGATTGGCGACCTTGATCTGCTCCTCCAGCACCGGAACGCGCCGGGCGAAGTTGTTATGCTCCCGGACTTCCCGTGTCAGTTCGTCCAGCTTGGTGTCGGTGACGGCCTGCTGCGTGTCCAGCTTGGCCTGCACATCACGGGTGGTCTTGTTGCTGGTGATGATTACCCCCAGCAGCGACAGGCCGCCGGTGATAAGTGCAACAATGATAGTTTCTGTCATGCGGTATCTCCTTATATGTTTTATGCTTTCCACTTGCCAGTCACCCGCAGCGATACGGTTTGAGCACCCAGCGTCATGGACGCTGCACGAAGCATGCGGAACGACACCGTTTCCCCGACATAGCTCCAATCCGTATTGCAGATCATGTGTAGATTTTGGACGCTGCCCGTGACTACTACGTTGCCGGTCACACCAAAGGGCATAGACAGGCTGATGATGTTGGTATAGACCATGCTCCCCACAGCAGTATAGCTGGTGGGCGTCACTGTACCACGCCACCACAAGTCTGCATAACCGGAGGCGTACTTGTAGTACGTCCAGTTGCCACTTACGCCTTGCTCAATGATGTAGTCTTGAATGCCCATCGCTTGCCGAAGTTTTCCCGCTGCGGAATCAGATAAAATCAATTCCCCGTTCAGCTCCACGGTATTTTCGGCGTAGATAGGCCACTTGAATTGCACCGTTTTCCCTTTTTCGGCTACCCCGCCAAAACACGCTCCCGGCAAGTTGAAGTTGATATTTAACGGGACTTCAACTGTTGCCACATCCATTTCTTTGGTAAAACTGCTTGAAAAAGCGTCCGTGGCGACTACCGTCAGTTTTCTGGTCGTATCTGTTCCGACACCGGCGATGTAAACAACCTTTGAGCCGGAGCTTTGCGCAGAAAGGGTTTGCCTATTCTCATCATCGATCTTCAAAGAGATGCTGGCGGTGTTATTACTCAGAGAAATGGTGAGATCAAACATCACCTTAATGTCTGCGCCGGTATTGTTTTCTGTCCACACGCCGCCTGTATAGGAACCTCTTGCGTATGTGAGATTTGCAATAGACGGTCCAGCATACTGCTGTACAGTAATAGTGTTTGTAACCGTCTTGTTTCTGCCACGGGAATCTGTCGTGGTTACCGTCACCACAACAGAGCCGCTTTTTGTAAGCAGATTCCCTGTATTCAGATTGGCATTTTCATTGCCAATTTTCATGACAGTACCTACAATGGTACTTCCCCTTACTCCGCCAGTTGTGGCAACGGCTTTTAGCTGGCTCTTGTTTTGTACCCATCCATATGTCGGCTGATACCCAGCGGCATCGGAAAGCACCACGCTTAAAGATGGAACGAGGGATTCCGGCACAGTGAGGACACAGGTTGTCGTGCTTTCACCTATCTTGCTGCTTCCGTTGTAGGTCTCGCATTTTATCGTCACCGTGCGGGAAGAAGCATTCGTGGTAGCATCTATCATGCTGTCAGGGCTTGCCCACGTGTAAGATGTGGCTACACCAGTTGCAATAGAGACATACCCGCTTCCGGCGTTATAGGACAACTTATGTGTAAAGGCGGAATTTTTCCGTGTGATGGTAATTGCTACATTACCGCCCATTGTGCCATTTGTGGCAGACACGGAAGATGCTCTTGGAATTGTTGGTAGTGTAACGCTACCGGAGACGGTCAAATGCCTTGGTGTGTAGGCCGAATCAAAGCCGCAGTCCCATTCGCCGGAAAGCGTGACTTTCCCGGTTCCGTCGCCACTATGTGTAACAGTGATAGACTTTACGCCCAGTTTATACCAACCGGTAGATGGATAATTGTACGGATTCCAAGTTTTTGTACCTTGCAGAATGTAATACGCTTCGTTCGCAGACTCATTTTGTGAGTACCCGGTACCGTCATACACATACAAGGTTAAATCAAGCGCACTGGTGTTATTTTCGATGCTCTGGCTCTTGACTGTATAGTCAAGGCGTAGCTGCCATCCCTTAGATTTGCTTCCGTAGATACTCGGCATCACGTCACCCCCACGAAACTTATGGATTGATTCGGCTGCACAACGATAGACATCGGGCCGAGGCGGAACTTCGATAGCTCTACCAGTTCAAAGCTGTTGTTATTCCAGTACGCTAACAGCGTGCCGCTTGCGTCATAAAACCCAATCTTGTCGTTGTATTCCTTCAAAACAATCTCCGATGCAGAGGATCCAATGCGAAGTACAGGGTGTCCATCTTCATCAATGCTTGCATCAATGAAATCAGAAAGCGTTTGCCCATTGATCGTTACACGCTCTGCGGACATTTGCCCAGCCGTAATTGTGTCTGCGTTTACTGCGCCGTCCATCGTAAGCGCAACGCCAGAAATGGTTTTCCCGCCGTCTTTGGAATACCCCAGGCCGTTGATGTTCATAATCCACAGCCTTGTATTATCTTCCATAGTGGGCGTGTCTCGAACTATCCACCCGGTGGGGAATCCATCATCATCCAGCGTGATTTCCCAGTATCCGCCTTTTGCGCCTATAATTCTTTCTGTGGCATCCTGCATGGCTTTGGCAAGGCCGGAATATTCCCGCTTCACTTGCTGCATAATAGGGCTTTCCACGACATACTGCTTGTCCTGCGGCGCATAGCAGGTCGTATTCGCCACCATTCCGCCCTTTATACGCAGTTCCTGTTCCATAATGTAAACGGGGAATGTGCTGGCTGGGCCGGTCACATCTGTAACGTGCAATATGTCACCTGCTTCCGTAGAGGGGTCCCCCCGCCATTGCACCTTACACGGCATCATCGCCTTGTTTCCAATTCTCTCAAAAACCGTAGCCGCCACAGCTTCGGTAATATACGGGTTTGTAGCTGAAATTCCAACGCCTGTCCCGACCGTGATGGGGTTTTCTTCCGTTCCCGTGACAAGGCTTTGTATGGTAAACGGGGAATCTGCGGATTTGCTAAGTCCTCCCTGATACTGCACCTCCGGTCCAACAGAAATACTATCAGAGTACCAGCAGAATTTCAGTTCGCCGTCGGAATCAAATTTCGCATTGCATCCGATCAGCCCCGCCAACCATCCGAGCTGCTGACGCAGTGACCCTGTGTAGGGTGCAGCAATTTGAATATCCGGCAAAGCTACCGAGGGCGCAGTGACATTTCCTTGCGTACACACATCTGTGAGAATCTGCACAGGAGTGGCGGGGAAATCAATGGTAGGCACATAATCGTCCGTCAGGCTGGCCATACGGTCATAGCCTGTGACAGTTATCCACAGTTTCCCGCTATCATCCACTCCGTCCGTTGGGATGTAGTATTTGCCTTTCGCTACATACTGCGCTTCCCCGTTCACCATGATTCCAACAGATGGGATAAAATACGCATTATTCAGCGGCAAATTATCCTGCTTGTACATCGTCACCTTGCAACTGGACGAAAACGCCGCACCGATGGTCACGCCGTCCGACGAGCCAAACTGCTCCGTTACAACGATCTCCTGTATCTCCGATGCGGGGAGGTCTGTTGTTCCATTGAAATTGATTTTGCTGGTAATTTCACGCCCCGGCGCCGAACACGCAGCATGAAATTCATCCGTTACAGTGTGCATGGCTCACCTCTCGATAAAGTTCATAGATAGACCATTCCATTGATATGCACCATCAATAAGGCTATACATTGGAGCCGTTCTGTCCCCAACATATGCGGTCATTTTCCTTGTGGTTCCGGTCATGGCATCTGGATAACTTACATCGAAAAACACATCATCAACCGCTTGTAGCAGCGTAGACATAGGAGCGGCTTTCATGGGTGGCCACGATAGAGTTAGCTTTCGCTTGCTTGCCACACGGTCACGGAACAAATCTCCGCTTTGGTTTCGCCCCGTTCCGTCTGCATCAACATCTTGTAGACCCCACGAATATTCGCTGGGGTCAGGCAGCGGGACATTCGTCCCGTCTGCCTTTGTGATGGTTAAAATTGCCATTTGACCTCCTTACATAACAAGAGGGCTTGCCCCAGTTGCACGGACAACGGCGTTGTTCTCCCTTACCACCGTATCAAACAATTTCTTTCCAGTTACACTATCGAGAACGATAGTGACGTGAACTTCGCTGGAACCGCCGGATTCCTCCCGGACAATTTTACGAATAAGGCCTTCCGGTGCTTCGATGTTGTTCCCGTGGGGCTGATCGCCAAGCACAGCAAGGAATTCATCATTTGCCGGGATAACTGCACCTTTTGCAAGATGCGGAAGCACATTCTCACTGATATAGGAAATGTTCACACCGATAGACTTCCCGCCAATGGCCGGTACCCACGAAGGAACATCAAAACTGATTTTATTCATCTGCTTAATGAGCCAGTTCAGTCCTCTGATGATGATATTGATTGCGCCGTTAAGCAGGTCGATTATGGTGTTCCATACACCCTTGAAAATGTCCTTAATTCCTTCCCACGCCTTGTCAAAATCCATAGAGAAAACGCCAGAAATAAACTTGATAAGACCGGAGAAAATCATCTTAATGTCTCCGATTACATTCCCGACGGTCTGCTTTATGTTGCCAAAAACGGAGGTTACAATAGCTTTGATTCCGGTAATAAGCGGTTTCAACTTTCCGTTTGTTTTCTGGTCAATCCAATCCAACAATCCGTTAAGCCAGTCCCTTATGCCATCGATCACAGCACCAACCGCCTTTTTTAGCCCACCGAAAATTCCAGCAATGCCATCGGCTGTACGCTTAGTGTCTCCCGTGAAGATACCGGCGAAGAAATCGATGAATCCCTTTAGCGTTTCTTTGACTCCTTCGATAAGTTCCTGCCCGTGCCCGGTCGCCGTAGTAACGCTAAGCAGCAACGATGCAATCATTCCGATAAGAAGCGGGATAAAGGAGCCGGTCAAAATGCCGATGCCTACGCCAGCCGCGAGAATTCCAGCAACAGCAAGCATTTGATTCTGGAAATTCCATCCATTTTTTTCCGCATCAGTAAACGCAACGGCCAAAACAGCAAGCCCGGAAACAATGGCTGTAATTCCTCCAGCCACCGGCCCAAGAGCGACATACAGTCCTGTCACGGCAAGCGTCATGCCGAAAATCATCCCGGACATGTTTTCTTGCGTTACACCGTTTACGATCGAATCTAAAATGTTCTGTACAAGCGTAAGCGCACCATAAATGCCCACAGCAAGTCCAATGGTTTTTTGCAAATTAAAACCAAATTTTTTCCCAATTCTCCATGCAGAAAGGCCAGCGCCGATAGCAAGAACCCACGGGAGTGCGTTTTTGAGCTTCTGCGTGACTTCATCGATCTGCTTGCTTACAGCATCGCCAATAAAATCATACTCAGGCAATTCAAAGTCAAAACCGCTGCCGCCTGACACGCCTGCAGAACCAGAACCGGACGCAGTGTTGCCGTTCAGAATGTTAAGCTCATCAAAGCCCATAACGGACTTTTTCAGTTCCTTTGCTGCGCTGGTGGCATCATCAAGACCAGCTGCGGTGTCTTCTGCCCCGCTTGCAAGATTCTTTACACCGGAAGTATCAATGTCCGACAACTCAAATCCGAACAATTTAGCGATAGCGTCCGCAAGTTTCCGAATTGCCTTAACTATAGCAATGGCGATCGGCAAAAGCTTCATCAGGATAGGAATAAAGATATTACCGATAGACCTAGCTGTCATCTCAATCTGTGCCTTAAAAATGCGCAACTGGTTAGCTGGCGCGTCTAAGGTTCTAGCCATATCTCCCTGCGCCGTTGTTACCTGTGTCATAATTGCGTAGTAACGCAACTCCGCCTTTTCTGCCTGCGTCATGGCAGAAACAGACTTTTCGATTCCCAGCGTCAATGCGGTTTGTTCCAGTTTGGCTTGCGACAGGTCATAGCCCAATCTACGCAACGGTTCCAATTCGCCAGAAACACCGGATTGCAGCTTTTGCATAGCATCTTCAACGGAAATGTTGAAGAACGAGGAAATGTCATAGCCGAGCTGTGTAAGGTTCTTACTCATAAGGTAAGAACGGTCTGCGACAGAGCCGAAGCCGGACAGCAAAGTGTTAAATACGCCCTGATTCCGCATCCATTTTGCGGGGTCAATGCCCATTATATCGCCAACATTTTCCGCATACTCTTGGGCTTCTTTTGCGTATTTCCCCATAGCCACGGTAAACAGGTTCAAATCTTCTTGGTAGGCATTTGATTCAGTGATGGCCTTGCTGATTCCCTGGCGTATCATACGAATTCCGGCCACAACCCCTGCCGTTTTTATGCTTTTGAGGGAAATCCCAAATCGGCTCGTTTGGGTGGATCCTTTGTTTACCGTGTTGTTGTACTTCTCGGTCGTTGTTATGAGCCGCTGAATTCGAGACGGCATGGCACTAAATCCATCGGCTACATGTTGCATTTCTGTGGCAAACGGTCTCAGCGCATTTGCAAGCCGGGTCATTTGGTTTGAAAACTCGTCAATGTCTGCGGCGCGGAGTTCGCGCACAACGTCCGGAAAAGCGCTGAGCTGGTTGATGTACGAACGCATGTGCGCACTTTCCAGCTCGGATAGCGGGCGCAAAGCATCTGCAACATTGTAGAGTTTGTCTATATCACCATCGGAAATCCCGGATAGTGCAATTCCAAGCGAGTGCATATTAGTACCAAGCGATTTTGGAATCTTAACGGTTCCGACATCGGATATTGCCTGTAGACCGGCAGCGATAGATTTAAGTTTTTGCCCAACTGCACCGGACCCAGACAGCGCTGTATTGAGCGCCGCAATTTGCTTTGCAGCAGTTCTTACGCCGGACGCTCCGCCGGAGGTAGCCGTCTTTAGGGAGGACAACGCTTTTTCAAGCCGTCCCAAAGACGCAACGGCACTGTCGCTGTTCTCTTTGATTTGAAATTCAAGTCCGCGAATTTCAAGATTGTCCATGCTTTTCACCTCCCGGCTCGAATTTCTTGTTATTTGCAATCATGAACATTTCCATGATTGCTTTTGCACGGCTATCATTCTTCTGCTCTTTCACTTTTTTCTCCGCAGAATTACTGCTTTCACCCACCTGATAGGGGGAATCTCGATATGGAATAGGCTTTGTACCTTTCTTTGCGAACGCATGAAGAATGGGCGAAACATCCGCCAAGGCTTCATAGAAATACGCACCCTGTAGCCATGCTTGCTGGTTGTCCAAGTCCTGCTTGATTTTCGCTGCCTTACGGTAGTACTTGGCCAACTCGCAATCCATTTCCCAGAACTGCTCGTAGGTCATGCCTATTGCAAGGTAATAAGGAAAAACCTCATAGAACTTTTCCGTGTAAGCGTAGAGGGGGGCTTGTCCCCCCTCTTTATTGGGCGGCGGTTCGCTTACCAGTCCACCGTCCAGCTGGCGTTTCCCTCGGCTTCGGGATCATCCATGAGCGCTACAATGGGTTCGCTATACATCTCCACCAGCTTGCCCAGCATATCTCCCTTGTTGGGCAGCTGGGCGTAAATCTTGTCGATAACATCACGCTTTACATAGCGGTGATGCGCCAAAAAAGCGCCGGCAAACAGGGCGGGCAGATAGGTCATGGGCTTGCGCTGCAATTCCTCGATCTCGAAGCCCTGCCGCTCCATCATTTCCACAGATTTTCTGGTGTATTCCAGCACATATTTCACATCGTTGTGCTCGATGGTCATTGTCTTTGCCATAATTCCTCCTTACTCGCCGTCATCCAAAGTGATGACCGTGGTGGGCGCGATGGTAATATTCATCCCGACCACTTCGTTTACGCCGCCGCCTGTGGGATACACGGAAAGCTGGCCCTTGAAGGAAAACTTTCCGTCAGAGCCGGTGGGGGTAACAGAGCCACCGGACTCTGTGCCGCCAAACCACACGGCATAATCCGCCTCCGTACCCTCTTTTGCTTTCAGAGTCTTGTAATCGGCCAGTGTGTAGTTTGCCGTGAAACTCAGGCCGTCCATAGACTGAATACCGGCGATGTAGGTCTGCATCTTGTCAGACAGGGTGGTGGTTTCCAGCATTTCGGGGTCACCGCCAAGGTCGGGGAACTCCTTAATGTCCACCAGTTTTGTCCAAGTGTTCCCGGGAGCACTTTTCTGCATCAGAAAACTCTTATATGTACTGATTGGCATAATTTACCTCCTAAAAAGTGTGTTTCCGTCCGTTTCGGCACGGTATCGTGCCACTAAGCGATAGATTGACGCACTGTCCATGTTTGGGACGGGTGTCATGGAAATGCGCGTGAAATTCATTGCATACAGCATTTTGTCGATTTCTGACAGGATGCTGCGGCACTCCGATTTGCTTTCGCCGGCTTTGCTGGAGTATACATTGACCTCATACATGACGGTTGCAAAACGCTCAGTGTCAGAACTGTCCTGATTGGATGTGGTCATGTAATTGTCCTGTTCTACAATGCTTGCGTGGGGAAACTTGGGAGGAGATTTTACATACGCACCGGAAACATCTATCCCCTTGAACTTCTTTCGCAAGGCTTCTGCGATCGGGGTAAAAATCATCCGTTCCACATCAATCATCCGAACACCTCCTTTACGATTTCTCCAAGCCGCAGCTCCAATTCTTTTACGGCGTTATACATGGGCATATTGGCCGGATTACCATGTGTAAGAACAAGCGTCCCCTTTTCTCTTTCGCCTACAACGGTTCCGTTTGTACCGGGTTCGCCGTAATAGCCCCATGTGGATTGCTTCCCGCGTCCTTGGCCATATTCTCCGCACTCCATTCCCAAGTCCCTTGCTTCCGGGTGATTATCCGGGTATGTTACGCCTGTGCCAAATTCAATAAATAAGACCGTGCCGCCAACGGCGACAACGGCCTTTATTTTTCCTCGATCTTCGACAGACACGGTTACATCATTTGTGCCGTCATATTCGGCGCTCGCAAAGCCTGCGCTTGCCACTTCGTATCCCTCTTGTGTAAGGCGCTCCAAAAGCCTTGCGCAGCCGATTTTTATCCATTCCCGGTACTCCCGAACGGAATCGATCATCTGCTGCACGCCGGTTGGAGAAAGGGTGGTAACAACCTTATGCTTCACGATACATTCACCTTGCTTATGGCAATGGAAATGGAATTGAGCGACTTGGCAACTCGCTTTACGACGTAGTCATACAGAGGCTTTTTCCCATCATACTCCGGTTCCTTGTCTACAAAGAGAACAGTATCCTCGCTGATAGGACAGCTCATGTCATCCGTGACGATGACCTTGTCATAGGAAACAAATTGCCCGAATTGCTCCACTTGCGCCGCCCCGGATGCAGGGGAGATATTCGCCAGCATTTTCACTGTGTCCTTGTATTTCACGGACATTTGCCCGGTTTCGTAGCCGTCATCGGACATATTCATAGTTTTCCCGTCATACAGGAGATACCAAAATGCCGATTTGTTCCGATCCATACATCTCATTTCACCACCCCCGCATAAGGGACAATGTCACGCAAAAGGGAGGACGGAACATCGCCGTCCTCATAGGAGCGGGAAATACCATTCTCGCTGTGCGCTGTTTCGCCCTCTGCTCCGCGCTTGTTCAGCAGATATGCGGCAATCTCCACTTGGGTCATGTGATACCGTTCGGGGACTTCTTTAATCGTGTCGTCAAACGGGTATAGTTTGCGCAGCACTTTATCCCCAGCAATAGCAAGGTAGGCGGAAAGCACGCTTCCTTGCTGGTCTGTCATAGTAGCTAAAAGCTCGGTCTTTTCAGCTTCGGTCATACTTCCCGCCCTCCTTTATCAGCCGGTCACAGCTTTGGTGTTTACAGGATTGCTTGCGTCATTGGCAATAAACACGCTGCGGCTGTAGGTGGGCGCAGTGAAATCGGTGGAAATACCGGTGAACTTGCCATGATACCATTCGGGGCCGTGGTCAAGACCTACCTGACCGAACAGCTGATACTTCGCACCAGCACCGGTCTTGGACAGCTGCTCCAGGAAGAAGTTGCCCTTTCCGGGAACAGGCTGATACACGGGCGCAATGACATCCAGATTCAGCAGCAGTGCGGTGCCAGCGGGCAGACATTCGCCCAGGTACAGATAAACCACGCCAAGGGGCGTGATTACGCTGGACAGCGCAATGCCGTTGATTTCCCGGGCGGCGGGAACCACGGTAAGGCCGTTCTGCACGGCATCCGCATTGATCTGGAACATGGTCACGGCATCGCACCACAGCGCCAGGCCATTTGTGGGAGCGTTTTGTCCGTAAATCTTCTTCACCATGTCGGCTACATCCCACAGGCCCAGGGGCTTGGATGCCATAGCGGTAACATTGGTGGTAATGGCGGTGGTCAGGCCACGGGTCTTGTTGATCTTGGAATCGTCCGCGGCCTTGTTGTATGCGCCCTGGATGAAGGTGAACTCCATATCCCGGGCAATCTTCTGAATCTTTGCGCCCACCTGGAAATCCAGTTCATTGATGGGGTTTGCCTGCTGATTCTCGATATTCACGCCGGAAAGAGTGCCCATATTGGACATCTTGGCGTAGGAAACCCCTACGGTCTCCTGGAAAATCTGCGTGACATTGGTTTTCTGGGTGCGGGTCACCACGGTGGCATCAGGTGCAGTCAGGGATGCGGTCTCGCTGATTGCGGGCTGGGCGCCTCCGGCAGAGCTGTATTCCTGCCCTGTGACGAACTCGACATGGTTTGTGGTTTTTGCTCGGCTTCCGATGATGGAAGAAAGAGGGGTGCGGGTGTTGCCCTTGTTGAAAAGCATACCGGAGTAATTCAGCACTCCGAAGCTGGTAGCAAAAGTATCTGCCATTTTAATTCATTCTCCTTTACTGTGTGTTGTTGTCCTGATTCATTAGGCGGGTATAGTACGCCGCCTCCGCAAAATTGCCGGTGCTTTGCGCATCGGCAGCTTTTTTGGAAAAGTCTGCACCGTTCGATCCGGATCCGGAAGCGGGCTTGGGTGTGCCTTGCATTGCGCTGGCTTTCACCTGCTTTGCGTATGTCTCCAAAAAAACCTGCTGGTTGGCAAACACCTTATCAGTGTTGCCGTCAGCCATTGCCTTGGCGGTATCGGCAGCAAGCTTTTCGTCATAGCCCTGTGCAATGAACTTGGCCGTGTACTGCGACACAGTCTTGTCGCGGCGAAGCTCATTCAGCTCCTTCTGCATAGCGGCAATGTCCTCCGCCTGCTGCTGTTTCTTCTGTTCGTCCTCGCTCAGCAGAGCATTGTGTTTCCTTTTCCACTCTGCGGCCTCGGAATTTGCCTTGGAAACTGCCGCTTTCTGCTTTTCAAGCTCGGATGCGTTGTCGTTATACTCAAACGCTTCCAGCGCTTTCAGCTTGTCCTCCAAAGACATGTCCGCATAACCGGCGATTCTGCTGGTGTCGATTTTTGCCATTTTGATTACCTCCTGCGTTTAACAAGGCTGTTCACTCAGCACTATTCTCTGTTTTTGCGGGTTGTCTCCCGTTTGCGTTTTTAGGTCGTCCCTGACCATTTATCACCTTACGGCGGGTAAATCGAAAAAATAAAGGGACTACCCTTTCGGATAGCCCCTCGGCTGTCGGTCAAGCCCTTGCCAGACCCACTCAGTATTTCTTTTTCCTACGCACTTCGATTACTACGATCTTCCCGTTCTCCACTTTCACCTCCGCTTGATTGCGGCTCTTGAGAATTTCGTTGATCGTCCGTACCATCTCCAGCGTTAATTCCATTGTTTCCTCCGTTTTCCTCGACATATTCCATGCTCATCTTGTACGCAAGCTGCGGGTCGCTGAACAGGCCGCAATGCGTAAACGCAAGCTGTGGCGCAATTTTCCCGTTACCAAGCATGGTTACCAGCACATTTGCCTTTTCGGAAATATTCTCGTAGTTCCGCCGGGTGAATCTGATCTCGATTGCAGACAGTTTCAAAGACAAATCGCTCAAGTCATTGCAAATCCGCAAAAGCACTTTCAGAAACTCTTTTTCGGAACGCTTGAACACCAGCTCGGAGTCCTTTGCTCTTGCTTCTGCCGCAGACCAGCCGTCACGCATGATGACTGCAGAGCCAGTATCAGAAGTGGAAGAACCGCCGTTTCTATTGGGCATACCGCAGATGGTCAGCACTGTGTTATACAGATTGTCCGCAAGGGTCTGTGTCTGCGTCTGATTCAGCTCCGTGACAAGGTTTTTGATCTCTGCTTTTTTCTGCGGGTCAATATCCTCAAACTGAATCGCGCCGTCCTGCCGCAAAGCGGAATACTGATCTTCGGAAATTCGCACATTGTGGAACAGAAGCAAGGACTGCACGAACTGCTCCACGCCGTCCATGCGGTTGGATTCCACATTGTTGATTGCATCCAGCAGATTCAAAACGATTTCAAACGCGCCAAGTCTTGCACGGTTTGCCGGGTACTCAATAATGGGAATCCCCAAAATCTGCGGCTCGCTACGAATAATCTTCCATGTGTCTGTCACTTCATAGAAGTGGTCTTTTGTGTAGCAGCTGAAAACGACTGTCCCATCTTCCATCTTGACATATTTGACCGCCATGAGGGGAGGATTACCCAACTGCACGGAATACACCACAAAGCAAAACCGGGGGTCAATGGTATAAATCTCAAACGGGGCTTCATCTTCATCTTCCGGTGTGTCCGGCATGACCATGCGATAAGCCGTTCCGCAGATGTGAAACCAGTCCGCCAGCTCTTTATCCTTTGCCGGTTTGTCCTCGGACAAAACATAATCGTTCAGCTTTGTGACCATTTCAGCCGCTTTTTCATCGGCTATTCTGCTGACATACTGGACAGGCTCTCCCATCAAATAGCCGACCTTGAAGGACACGATCTCGTTTGCCCGGTTTTCGACAATTTTGTTGTTGATCTCTGGGCGTACATCCTTTACTCTCGCAAGGATAGGCTGATCGCCTTTATAGTACCTGTATAAATATTCCATGTCCGCCCGGTTGGCGGCGTGGACAACCATTGCCTTTTGCAGGATATTTGCAATATTGCCCTCATTTACCTCGGTTACATCGGAATAAATGACCTTTCTGCCAAACATTTGTCTCAATAGCGTCACCCCTTAAAACGGTCTTTTGAATATCTCGATTTTCCCGCTGATGCGGTTTCTGATCTCATTTTCCAGTAGCGATAGGGAATCGGGCGCGTCATCGTGCGCCACTTTGCCGCTTCTGACATAGGTGGTCACTTCCTGCATGAATCCCCAGTATTGACACCCTCGTTTGTATGTGGACGGATGCTTGAAGTAGAAATGCTTCTTGATCCCGTCTGATGCAAACTCAATCCGTGTCTGCTTGTTGGAAATTGTCCTTTTTGTTCGTATGCTGGTGGTAAACCCGGCGTTTTTCACAAGTTCTGCAACATCTCTTGCGAAATACATACCGGCGTTGTTGGATTCAAACAGTGCATCGCCCACTTTGTTGTCAATCAGGCACTTTGCGCATTCCGGCTTTGTGACCTCTGCGGGAGAATCATCGTACACCACATCCACGATGTAGACTTCCTCTCCATATAAGGCTGCAACAGGCATGGCCGTACTGTCTTTTCCGCTTTCTGCGGTGTCTGCCACGGCAATGATCGCATCCGGGTCGCGATCTACCGGCAGTTCAAAGAAATAGTTCAGCTCCGACTTATTGAAAAGCAGCCCCTTTGCTTCAAAGGGCTGCTGCTGAAATTCGCTTTCAAACTGTTCTGCGCTTAGAAGTTCTCTCTGCTCACGGAAATATGCGGTGGTAAAAACCTTTTTCCCCTCCCGCTCGTACTCATAATTGCTTTCGTCTGTAATGGGGTCAAGGGCAGGAATTTCAATAGCTTTCCACGCCCAGCCGCCCTTTTGTGCTTCCTCCTGTAAATGCCCGATTGGGTCATACAGGGAATATCTCGTCCCTGTAGCTACAATAGGCGTACCCTCAATGGCTCGACCTAAAATATCGCCGGAAATAACTTCCCACTTATCATCCAGCCGTTGACGGTTTTTCGCTTCCTCTCTGCCCTCCACGCAGTCATCCAAGTACAGGACATTGGTTGCCTCCGACAAACCCACCTGCCGTGCGTCAATCGACCGGCACATGACCGTAGGGAATCGAGATTTTGAACGCAGATTGATGATTTTCGTGTCTGCGTTGGTCTGCACCAAGGGAGCATCCGGGAACACATCGTAGAATAAATACTCATTGGGCGTTTGCAGATACTCCAGACAGCCGTTGTAGAAGCTCCGCACAAGGTCATCGCCCGTGCCTTCCATAAGGGACGATTTATCCGGGTTTCTGCCGGAAATCATGTTGATGAAATTTATCCCGAGCTGGCTTTTTCCGGCTCTTTTCGGTAGGGAAATGGTCAGCAGCCTTAATTTGCCGTCAAGGACATCTTGATACCCCTGTACAATAGGTCTTAGATACCGCCTGCGCGGAGCATAAAACCGCTTCTCCGGTTTTCTGTCCATTTCCACATACAGCAGGAAGGTATCAAAATCATGCGGTGCGTCAAACAGCATAGCCTGCTTATGCAGTGTGTAGAAATGCTCCGCATCCTTCGGGTTTCCGTTACGCAACGCTTCGGAGGTCATTTTTCGGACTTCGGAATTTAACTGGTGCGCCGCAGCAAAATCTTCCGCTTCGTACCCAATACACAACGCCAGCAAATCCTTGTAGGCTTCTCGGTCATGCGTTTTCTCTATTCGGCTTTTGATGCTTTCCGCAATCTTCCGATAATCCATTCGTCCTCCTGCAATAAAAAATGGACTGCCGAATAATCGGTAGTCCATTCTATTTGGTTTTATGCAAAGTTAGTTTACAAGTTCACAATCTGACCAAGAACCTGCGCTATAACAAGTCCCCTCAAATGTGATTTCGTCTCCGACTTTAATGTTTTTCAAGGCTTCCTCTTGGTCTCGCTCAAATTCGGCAAGAAATACAACGATTGTATTCCCAACCTTCTTTTCCATCGTCAGGGTAGCCCCTCCGGTCATGTTCATAAGCCCACCGGTTTCCATCCCGTTGATTGTGGCGGTTACCTCATACCGTCTGCCTTTGTATAAATCATCTGCCACAAGCTCGTTATCTTTGTAAGCCTGATAAATCTCCTCAAAGCTTGCCGGTGTGTACTGGTCTTCTTTGGCAGGCGCCTGTTCGTCATCTTTGTTGCTGTATGCAACAGCAAGGGTAACGATTAGCAGAATGGCTAATACGATTATCATTTTCTTCTGCTTTGCAGGATTCGCTTTTTTCATTTCGCTTTCCTCCCTCTATTCATCAACGCCGTCTCGGAATCCCTGCGGAATCCTCGTAGTCCCACATCCGGCGGTAAAAGGTATTCCGGCTTACACCCAGCCGCTTAACCGCATAGGCCGTGGTAATTTCGTTCTTGTACCACTGCTCATGCACCGTTTTAAGCAGATCATCGCTGATTGCTATCGGCTGACGGCCTTTGTACTTCCCAGCCGCTTTTGCAGCCGCTATACCCTCTCTCTGCCGCTGTAAGGTCTGCTCCCGTTCCAGTTCCGCCATTGCACCAAACACCGTGAGCATAAATTTGCCCTGCGGCGTATTCGTGTCAATGGATTCCTTCTGCGATACAAACCCAACACCTTTTTCTGTGAGCTGCTCTACCAGCGTCAACAAGTCTCTCGTGCTTCTCGCAAACCGGCTGATGCTCTCAACAACGACCACATCGCCCTCTCGGACGAAATCCATCATCGCTTCCAGCTGCGGCCTGCCTGTGCGGCTCTTGCCACTCGCTTTGTCCATGTAAACACGCTCCACACCGAGGTCTTGCATCAGTATCTCTTGGCGGATCGTGTTCTGCTCCTCTGTGGACACTCGAATATACCCGACTTTCATGTGCATCGCTCCCTTCATCTTGTAAGGGTAGTGTAGCACACGGCACAATTTGTGTCAATATGTTTTATGCCCAAAATAGTCTTTTTGTTTTTGCCGGATTTTACAACATGGGGCAAAAATGGCTTTTTATTTTTTGCGGGATTTTTGGGGCTTACCCCGCCCCCGGCTGCCGCCGCATATCCCCCGCCCCCCGGCCAGCCCCGCCGGAGAATGCCCAGGACTGCCGCCCGCCGTGTGCGCCGTTAGAGTATACCACAATGGGCATATTATACAAATACCCACACAAATTATTATCTATATTTTAAAGGCATTATATTGCCCATAATTATTGACAAATACCCTAATGGGCATTACAATAGACCCATACAAGACGAGGGCGCACCCGGCAGCCAGCCAAAGCACACCGGGAACGCCCCCACAACCAGCCAATAGGCCAGCACGGAGAGTATACCACATCCGGCAGCCGTTGGCAAGAGATAAGGCCATAGGGCCGGGAGGTAATACAATGGATTATACAACAGTACTTGCAAAGGCAATGCAGACACTGGAGCAGCGCAAGGACCGCAGCGCATGGAGCCGGGGCGTTACAGCCTATGCCGCGGATATGCTGCAGCAGATCACGGACTACTACAAGGGCGGCTACATCTCCGCCGACGATCTCGCAACATGGGCCACCGCCGAGGCCGCAGCCCTAAACGGTGCGCAGGACTGGGAGCAATACAGCTGGGGCGGCTCGGTCCTTGTGTATGATGGGGACATCGCCGCCGCCCTCTGCACCCCCTCCGAACTCAAAAAGACCCGCAACGGCGACCGCAGACCGAACAGCCGGGAAGAATGGCTCGATGTGCAAGCCCGGGCACTGCGTCAGGCTTTCCGCCGCGTGTATTCGGCGATCCGGGCCGCCCGGCAGGAGGTGCAGCAATGAGAAAGTATAAAACGAAAGAGCTGCGGGACCTGGTGCGGCTCGGGGTGGCTGAGGATTACACCAACAAGCCGAGCGAGTATATTTACACGCTGCGCAGGCTTGAAAAAGTGGGCTATTCTTCCGGCGTTTATGGTATCAATGGCGGGTTGGTCGAAGATACAGAAACCGGCACATTATACGCCATTATCGGGCGTTGTTCCAATCTGTTCATCTTGTTTTAAGGGGGTTTAATTGTGAAATATAGTGAGATTATTCGTGAAATAGATTCTATTTTTGAATATTTCCGCTTTCATAGTAAAAATTTAACAAAAACGCAAGAATGGAAGTTGCAAGAATTACAAGATTTAATTCACGAAATGAGGAGGGCATAACATGAATATTGATAGCATCATGAAAGAGCTTGCGGAGTATATCCGCATGCAGGAGGAAGCCGCCGCAATGGTGGAAAGCCTCAAAGACCAGCTCAAAGAGCGCATGACCGCCGCCGGGGTTGAATCCCTGGCGGGGTCCGAACACAAAGCCACTTATAAGGCGGTTACCTCCTCCAGAGTGGACACAACCGCGCTGAAAAAGGAGCTGCCAGAGATCGCAGCCCGATACACAAAAACGACAACCGCCCGCCGGTTTACTTTCGCTTGACCCGCTCCGGCGGATGTGCTACAATTTCCCTGTATAGACAGATCAAAAAAAGAGTGTAGCCGCACAGCGGCAGAAAGGGAACTATGGATCGCATGGCCGCTACGGCCGCAGAGCTGATCGCCTGATAGCAGTAACGCTTGGGGCGTAGCTGATTCACCCGGCCACGCCCCATAAACATTTTTAACAGGAGGAAAAGAACATGGAAATCAACACCCACGGCAGAAAAATCAACATGGAGACATTGGCCAACGCCTCCAACTTCACCAAGGGCCTCGGCTCCCGCACGGGGGAGTATGTGGAGATTTTTTACGACAAGTCTACCGGCGACGTCTGGTGCAAGTACCACTGGGACCGGGAGGAATGGACGGTCTACCACGACGATGACGTCGCGAAGGTCGGTATTGCGGTACGATACAAGACCCAGCAGCAGATCGCGGACATGATCGCCAGCACCCTGACGGAGGACGAGCAGACCGAGCGCAAGAACGCCGCATATCTGGCGGGCGGGGCAAGGGGGCGCCACTCTTGATCTTGCTGTATATCCTGTTGCAGCCCATTCTACTGCTTTTCGATCTGGCCAAACTCCAGAAATGACCCCCGCCCCGCATGGCGCAAGCTGTGCGGGGTTTCCCTTTGCTCCCGGTGTATTCCGGGGACTTTTTGTTATATGCCTTATTTGCCATTTTAACGCCCCTGTAAGGCGCTTTAACTCTGGCCGCTGTGCCTACATTGGTGCCGCCCCGCGTGCGCTGTACGCCTTGTTTATGGCCTTGTGGCGTGGCGCTGCCCGCCGCGCATTTCCGCTTTGCGGTGTGCTGCCAGCTTGCCGCCATCGTGCGCCGCCCCTAGCCCTTGGCGGGGTGGCTGGTCCCTGTGGAGCTGGTGCAGATTGGTTTGGGCTGTCGGCGTGGTCCCTCCATGCTGGCCGGGGCTTCTGGTGGGGGCGTGGCGCTCCGCCAAAGTCGCCGGAAAAGCCTCCGGGAAAGTCGCGAAAGTCGCTGGCATAGTCGTTCGACTCCGTGCGAAAGTCGCTGGCAAAGTCGCTGTGAAAGTCGCAAGTGTCTGCGCCAAAGTCGCTCATTTTACCCCAAAATCATAGTCGTTTACAGGATTCCGTGTATAAACGCAGGATTTCCCTTGCCTACTTTCCCGGAATTGGCGGAAAGTCGTTCAAAAGTCGCTCGATTTCGGCTCATTTTGCTTCAAAGTCGCTGGCTTCGATGTACTTCTGCTGGAGCTGTTCGGGAGTCAAGCCCTCAATCTGCGGCTGGTTCGGGGTCAAAACCATCTCCTGCTTGTCCACCATGCCGTAATAGTTCTTGGCGCGGAAGCAATAGGCGAGGAAATTCAGCTTCCCGGAAACCACAAGTTTTGCGTCAAAAGTCTGCATAAAACCCTTGGCTTTTTTAATTATGGCCGCTGTTTCGGGGCTAAATCCCTTGCGTCTCCCGTATTCCCAGTCCTTAACCGTGCTAATTGCGTAACCGGTAGACAGGAATAGTTCCTCTACTGTTGGTGTCTGCCCTGTCTGTGCGCAGCGTGCGTAATAGTCGTTTATTCTCTCCTTGAGTTCTTCATCGCTCTTTACCTTTGGCTGTCTATACTCTACAAGTACCTCTGTAAGGAGCTGAGATACAAGCGCTCTATCTTCATCGCTGCTGAGGTCAGGCAGACAGGAAGGGAAGTTCCTTTTGCCGCCTCTGCCGGTCTCCGGTCGGTTATCCTTTGTTTTTGCAATGGCAGTAGATTTCTTTGTTGCCATTATGTATCACTCCTGTTCGTTTCAAACCAAGCCGGGCAATATTTATACCACATCAGCGGCATTTTTGCATTTTGTTCCTCGTACAGTTTGTCAAACATTTTAATTGCGCTGAAAATGTCAGAGCCATATTCTTCTTGCAGTTTCCCCCTGAATTTCTCGATTAGGCGCATACAGATTTTGACCCATCTGTCCATGTCCTGTTCCGTGTATGTCACTTGCACTTACCTCCATTTATTTTTGTCACCAGCCCCCGCCCCTTGGCTACAGTAACAGTCTTTCCCCTCCCATGCGGCCTTCTGGAAGCTCTCAAGCATGGGTTACACAGTTATTCCGGCGCCACACCGCGCCGCGCTTTTTCACAGGTTCCGGCATTGCGCTCTGTTTGAATTTGCTTACACAGCGGCCTAATCATACGATTGCCGCCACCACGCCACATCCATTGAACGCCTCGGCACTCGCGCAGGTTGTCGCAATGCCGGTATCCCACGGAACTTTTTAGCCCTGCGCCGGTATGTCGGTCGCATCCGTTTCTTCATTCATAAGCCGGAGCCAGCCAAATAAATTATTCGGCCTGCCGCTTTCATACAGCGCACAGGCAAGCCCCTTGTGGCGGTCTTACCCTTCCGTGGTGCCGCACTGCGGTAGCATACATCTGGCACGGACAGTTGGGAATTGAACCCACCACACACGGTTTTGGAGACCGCGTCGCCACCTTGGTACATGTGCCCTCATATTGGTCGTCTTCCCGCTTAGATTGTCACACGCTCATGCCCGCTTGAGGCCCCGCAAGCATCTCAAGTGCCGCTGTTCGGTCATGGCAAGGAGGACGCATCCTCACGCGCAGTTTTCAGCGAGCATTGTCATTTCCATGTGAGCCACGACGACAACGGTCTCACATTGTCCGGGTGCTACCCGGCATCTTGTGCAGGCGACAGGATTCGAACCTGCGAACCCGAAATTTTACTATCGGAGCTGATTCCTCCCAGCTTCCGCCCGCATATATTTGTGCCGTGTGGGAGGTGCGACCTCCCGCCCCTGATCTTGGGGTGCAACGAGCGCACGGCATATAACAACAGCCCGCAGGTTTCCCTACAGGCTGTTTGTGCCGGTATGACCTTTCGGTGCCAGAAGGTGCGCCCAATACCGGCGGCGCATAAGATGGAGGAAACGGGTTGAGTGGAAAGACGGGTGGATGACTATTCCTTATCATCCACTGTACCTATTGTAGCACATCATTAGGTGGAATTTGTGCCAACTTTCTCTGCAAAACCACAATATATGGCTATGTCATATAGAAATTGCTCTTTCCTCCGGCTGAATGTCCGCTCACTTATCCCCGGTACGATAATCTTGTTGCGGGAATACTTATGCTTGCCCTGACAGTTGCGCATGATCCCCTGTGTAAGCTGCTTTCGAACGCTCTCGCTCTCCAAATCCCGCCCACATCGGTCTATGGCATATTCAACAGCCCGCATTTTCTTGGTTTCCGGCCAGTTTTCTATGGCGGCAAGCTGCTCCGCCTTGCTCTCTGCCGGTCTACCAATGCCGGGGGAGCGGGGCATACCCTCTGTTGCACTGTTCCCGCCGCTCAGTATCTCGCTCCTTGCGTCGTTGTACGCCTGTACTCTCCGGGGATAACCTCTGACATAGGCGATGCACTCAAGCCGCACATCATACGGCAGCGTTTGTTTTCGGCTCATGCCAGCCTCCTTACTCTGCGTTGTTAATTAGTTTGTAGTCGCTCCGCAGAGCGTCCGCAATATCCTTCTTGGTCACATAGCCGCTGTTTTTTGCGTCCACCAGCTCCACAAGGCATTTTTGCAGATACTCAACACTCATAGTGTCGTGGCTGTCCGGCGTTTCCTCCAACACGTGGAATCCAAATTTTGTAAGCAGCACTTCGGACACCAAATCCATGTTTTGCTTTGTCCCCATCAGCTTGCCCTGCTGGTACGCCCTCATGGGGTTGTTGGGCAGGGTTTTGCCGTCAATCCTCATTTCCGTCCCTCCTTGATCTTGTCCATCAGAAGCAGCCGCACAGCTTGGCATAAAGCATATACAAGGCTATTCTGCCAAATGCTTCGCTGCTCCTTAATGCGGCACATACCGTTCTCTATCTCCTCTAATGCTTCCAGCATTGCGTCCTTATTCGCCATCGCTTGCCCTCCACGGAGTATCCACGCATTCAGTGTGGACAATCTCCATCTCGATCGCCCACAGTAGGTTCCACGCCGCAGCTACAAGGTGCGGCTCATCCACATAGCCCGCCAGATATTTCGCCGCATGGCGAATAGCGGAATCTAACAAACTGTGGGTTGGGATCCCTTTATCGACATTATGCTCCCCGTATTTCAAAGCGCCCGCCTCGCAGTGCTTCGACACTTCCATGATAGCCGACCAAGGGAGCAAATCCATCCGTCCCTTGCCCGTGTGCATATCCCGGAGTGCTCCGCTTGGAAACTTGGTTCTTTCTCCGCTGTCTTTAATCATAGTCCCTCCGTTCTCCGTAACTGCAAAAATCATCTGAATCTGTGGAAATCCACGGATAATCCTGCTCCATCGGGCATTCTCCCGTTCCAAGTTTTTTACAGTCTTTGCACCGCACCACCGGCACAGCGTCCACGGTGGGAATTTCAAAAAGAAATTTCGTGTCCGCACAAGCCGGTTCGGTCTTGCAACGCTTCCTGAGCTCCTCCGGACAATCTCTGCAACTGTCGGCAATCAGCGCATCCGCATCAATCAGACGCATTTGCAGCCCCTCCTTCCATTTTTTCTCCACAGTTAGGGCAGTAATTCCAATCCCCAATATCGAAAAAGGTAAAGTCTCGCTTCACCATAATGCCGCACTTCGGGCATTTGATGTAGTCATGATCTTCAATCCATCGCATTTTCATCCCATCGATCACTGGCATAACCGTCACTTTATTCGCCTCCGTCCATCTTCGCCCCGCAGTTGGGGCAGTAAGGCTTGCCGTACTCTTTCGAGAAGTTCCGGCAGCGGGTGCATTGCTCCTCATAATTCCCCGTTTCCAGATTGACCCGGCACGTGCCCCACCGCCCATGCACCACCTGGGCCACATCGGCGGCGGGAACACCTCGAATCACATCTCGGACATTTTCCCTTCCGAACCCCCAATCGCTGTGCCCGTCCATGTCACTTTCACAGACGTCAGGGTCAGCATTATCAAAGGCTTCCTCCAGCTTCTTTCTCTCGATGTATTCAGCCATTGTCAGCCCTCCTAAAACAGTTGAATGTGCTTCAAGCCCTTCTCAAGGTCATGGTTCTCGTCAAACCTTTTTGCATCGTCCGCCGTGTGAACGTTCGCCAAGTCCTCACGCGCTTTTGCAATGCGATCACTTATGGTTTGGAGCTCGGCATCCAATTCTTCGAGAATCGAAAGCAGTTCATCCCTTTTCTTTTCAACATCCATCATTCATCGCCTCCACATAGCACCAGCTTTGGGGTGGGCGACCGATAACCCGGCCATCACAATCCATTTTGGTGTAGTTGTAATAAGGGCAGGCACAGCAATCGGCATCGACTCTACATAGCGTCTTGAACTCGCTCAATTCCTTCGGCGTATCGTAGATTTTCAGGTCGGAGATGTGCCAGCCGTAGCCCTGGCAATGGCCAAGATAGCCGTGCAACTCATCGTCTGTCATAGCCACACACAGGACACACTTTTCTTCGGCAGCTTGCTTGTAAACGGATAGGCCCCCGGCCTTAAAAAGAAAATCCGTACTATCCTTGTCAATCTTGTAAATCCGGTCGCAGGTAAACTCCCCGATGACTTTTCCGTGCTTTCCCCACGCTCCGAGCGCAACACCGCTCTGCGAGCAGTAGATATAGCACTTAAACGGCGTTTCCAGCTTCGGACGGGTCTTTCGCACCTCAATGGTCTTTTCGCCGCCACAAATCTTCTCGCACCACTTCGGGCGGATGCTCAGCATGACAGCCTTGCTCATTTCTTCATCGCCTCCAATGCTTTCTCCGCTTCCTCGCAGGTGTTCCATGAGCCTGCACAAACTCCATATTTTTCGTCCCATGTGATATTCTGCCATCCATATTGTTCGCAGTATCGGACTGCTGGCAACACAATCACGCGCCCTTCTTTGTCGGCTTTAATTAGGTTGCGCATTCTTCCGATTGGGTAATACTCGTCCAGCAAAATATCGTCAATCTCAGCCGCTCTTGCGCAGTCCTCCGGCGTCAGCCCTGTGTCCTCATATTCTTTCAGCCGCTCCCACACTTGCTTTTGTGAGCAGTTCCCGCCATGCTGGCAAGGCAGCTCCCGGCACTGCGAAATGTCGCAGAAATTTCCATCAAATGTAATCCGTTCCATCATCCGTTCCACCTCGCCGTCTTTTCCTGCACACCCCATTGGAGTGCGTCCTCGTGGCTATCAAAGTACAGGTCAATGCGGTTGCCGCTAATTGCGCCGCCCACATCCTGTGCTATGTAGATATGCCCGTCAATCTCAACCTCCGTCCCCATCGGGATAACATCCGGGTCCGTGGCGATGGTCACGCCCTGTGTTGCTTTCGCTCCTGTGGCTGTATAGCCGTTTGAATACGCTCCACAACATTTTTCGCAGGGGCAGTATGCTGTCACGGTCATGGTGCTTTCGTGCGTGTAGGCGGCTTCCTGTGGCGTTTCTTGGCGGATTACTTCCGCCACCAGCGGGGAAACAGGTTCTTGCTCCTCCACGTATTCCGCTTCTGCGGCAAGTGGCTCCACCCACAATATCCCGGCGGCAATCAGCATCCCAAGGGCCGCACCTCCGACAACTGTAAATATGCTCTTTCTGCTCATTTTCTTCCTCTCCCGTATACCATCCATTGCATAGATACCCCAAGCGCATCACAGATATGTGCCAGCACCCACACCGATGCGGTGCTGTGTCCACACTCAATATAGCTGATTGTCGATGGTGCTACACCAGATTCCAAAGCCAAATCATTCTGCGACATAAGTTCCTTCTCCCTCGCCTCCCGCAGGCGCTTCCCCATACCCGCAAAATCTGCCGTCATGTGTATCCTCCTTTCTATCATCAGGATCGTACTCTGGGCAACTTACCACCAAAAATGATGTGTATTTTTCATTTTTTGTCGGGATTGCATTCCACCCCTTTACCGGCTCAAATCGTATAGGCCAGCCCTTTTTTGTGTAGTCTACTTCTGTCCATGAGCATCCTCCATACGCTTTTCTACAAGTCCAGCAAAGCGTCTTCTCTCCAGTGGTAATATGCTCCTTCACAAGTTTTCTCCTCCTCTCACCACTCAACCGTGACTTCACATTCATCCGGCATAAGCATGCGTAGATTTTGCAAAACGCTTTCCCGGTCTCCCCGGATAGTGAGCCGTGCGTGAAGCAGTTCTGCACTTCGCACGTGCAACGGTCCTGCACTTCGCACCGGCGTTGGGCCATCGGTCTGCTTCTCCAGCGTTTCTGCTGCCGGAACCTCGGCTGTGTGCCACTCCGATAGTTTCTTTTGCCACAAGTCAAAGTTCCGACCACCTCGCACAAACGGCACCCCCAGTTTTTTCCCACACTCTATGATGGTGGCACTGCAACAGCCCATTTCTTCCGCAAGGTATGTAGCTGCACCGCCGCAAGACTGCATATTCCGTAGATATTCCCGCTTAATGTCGTCCGGCATCGCCTTGAAATCTTCCCAAGGCATAGGCCGTGTGGCGTTGTATGTTTTCATTTTCCCGTTCATCTCCCTCTTTTGTGCCGCAGTGAGGTAATCACTGGGCAATCTGCATTTCCCACGCTTGCGGTTCACATGGGCAAACGCACCTCTTGCAACACGCTTTTTCTGCACGATGTCATAGTCAAAATCATTCATAGGCGGTTATGCTCACCTCCGTCCGTGGGGTCTCCTTGTCGTACAGCACCCGGCTTTCGTCATGACTGACGATAATGCCGCAGTGATCGTCCAGCAGCACACGCGCCTTGACCATCACATCGTCAACAGCTTCCAGCAGATTGGTTAAATCCACTCGCCGCTTGGTGGGCATATAAAACAGGCATTTAACCTCCACTGGATAATCTATCGGCTCATGCACACCAGCCTTTTTGCAGTACCACACGGCCTTTGCCTCGTAATCGATGTACTTCTGCGATGGCATGATAAACGATTTCCCCGTCTTGCTGCTGTGCATAATACGCTGGCTGTTTTTCTTTGTAACCGGCGGCAGGGGTATGATAATTTTTACGCTCATTTCAATACCTCACTCCGATGTAGTCCAATACTCTGGCGTAGCCAAGCCCCTTTTCAGTTGGCTTCCACAGGCCGTCCGCAGGGTCATACGCCCCACCGCCGATGCAGAACTCGTAATGCTTCGGATGCGTGTGCTTCATGCGTTCGAAACGGTTCTCGCCTTTTTCAAGGTGCGCACCAAATGCGCAGAACATACAGCCCGAGCGTTGGCAACCCGTGCAGTGCAGATTGCAGTCCGTCAGCGTCGTATCGTAGTCGTTCTCGCCGTCGCTTGCTACGATGTCTCCGTACACGCTGGCATAAGGGATCTGGTTGCCCACGATGTACCGCAACACATCCTGCTCCGTCCAAAAGCTCATGGGCTTGCCCATCGGTCGCTTGCCCTCAAAGGCGTTGCAGCCTGTGCGTTGCCATTTCAGCATGCGTAGCCGACTTTCTTCCGCCATCAACGCTGTCATGGGGTGGCGCCCTGTTTTGTTCTCGAACTTGTGCATGGGCCCCTTTTTCATCACCTTGCAGCATGAATCCGACACGAGAAACGGCGCATAAACTAAATCCACCCACTTTTCGCAGTTGTACGGGGATTTTTCCCCATTTTTATCGAGGTATTCTCCGCGTAAACGCTGTGCCGATTTCCCATCTGGATTGATTCGAGCATTTCCTACGTATGCGGACACTTCTTTGCTCACGACGCTATACCCGTACTTCCGCACCACCTGTCGAATGTTCATCTTCGGGCGTAGACGGTAAAGGTTGACGGTCACAAGGTGAAACTCCTTCCGCAGCCAGTCGGCGTACTCGTTGACGAATTTCTGAATTTCAGGGTATTCCAGCCCTGTGTTGACAAACACAAGATTCAGCTCCCACGGCGGTGTCCTGAAGCTTGACAGATACCGCGCCGCCAAGTACGCCAGCACCGTACTGTCCTTTCCTCCGGAAAATGACACATAACACTGCCCGCCCCACGCGGTGTACCACTCGTCCAGTTTCTCGTAGCTGGTAATCACCTTGTCCTCTAAATCCAAAGCCAGCAGTGATTTCGCCGCCTCTTTCGTCAGCGGAGTATTAAACCGTTCCATTTCCGCCACCCATCTCCATCTGCCCGTCCACCTGCATGGCCTTTGCAAGCCTGCTGCAGGTGTCCAGCTCGTCCAGGGCCCGCTTGCGGTACATAGCAAGTAAGGCTTGTTTTTCTTCCTCCGTTTCCGCCAGCTTGTAGCCGCCGTCTTTCAGAGCAACGATGGGTACACCCTGCCGCCGCTGCTCCCGTATCATCCGGCGGTTTTCTCTGTCCGGCATCCCGGTCAATGCTTCAAGGTTTTGCCGGGTGTATGTAATGCCGGGAATCATGCGTAATGTGGCCATGCCACTCCTCCTCGCCAAATGGCAATCATGCTGGGAAACGGCGCCGTTCCCATCGGCTTTCCGTCCAGCTCAAATTTCAGCCTACCTCGCAGGAATCGAATTTCCGCCTTACCCAAAACATAGTCGTGAAAACTGGCTCTGTCTGTCCGCGCCGGAATCAGTAGAACAACCGTTGTCCCCGGATTCTGTCCCTCGCGGTAGCATTTTTCCGTCCACAGTCCGGTTTCCTTGTTCCCATAGGGCGGGTTACAAAACACCGTTTCGCCCTCCCAATTTTGCCGCAAACCATCATCTTTTTGCGTGAAATACCGCACGCACTTGTGGTTTTCATCACTGGCGGCAGCGTCCAGCGTGAAATGGAACTCCGCGTCCAGCTCGTCAAACAACTTTTGCGGCGTTTCCCAGAAATTCTTATCGCTGGAAAACAAAGCTTCGTTCCGCACTGTCATTCCTCCCCAAATCTCAGTTTCGTCACGGCGATGGGAAATTCCTCGATCTCGCTTGCCCAGCGCGCCGTGCCCTTGCCGTTGTGCCGTTCGAACACCAGCGGAAATCCGCCGATGCCGTCAAACAGGCTTCCCATCGTAACAGGGCGAAGATATTGTGCGCTGATACGCTTTGCCAGGAAGTCCCAAAACGGAAGGGCGATGGAGTTACCCAGCGCCTTATACCGGGGGCTGTCCGCATCCTTGTGGCGCTTGCCCTTGCTGTCCATCCACTCGCCAATGTCCGTCCAGCGGTCTGGAAATCCCTGCAGCCGTTCGCACTCCATCGGGGTCAGGCGGCGCACCACCATGTTCTGCACCAGGTATGTCTCTGCGTCCTCCCGGTACGCACAGGAAGCCTTTGCCCGCAGTGCGTGTGCCACATCCGGTGCTGCCCCACACACCAGCATATCGTTGTACGCGTCCTGCCCATTGTAACTTCCGGCATGAGCACCGGGAGAAAGCGTTCCCGTTACGGTTTGATACGTCAGCGGGATTTGGTTGCCGCCGGTTCCCATACGGGCTTGCAGACTGGGATCTACCTCGCCGCAGTCTCGGATGACATCGCAAGCGTGCGACATATCCAGCACGGCGCACGGCACATGGGCGTTGGCGTTCAGCGTGTGGCAGGGCTTCCCAAAATCAGGAATACTCCCATTCTGCTTGCTGGTGATCTGCGTAGTGTCAAAAACCATGACCGCTGGCTGGTGCCCATGCTCCTGTGCTCTCATCGTCCCGGAAACATCATAGCTCACGCCCATCACATTCCCGCCTTGATCGTTCAGGCACATCACCACGTGGCGGTCGCCAGCGGTCAGCGTGGGTGATGGGTCGCCTTCTTTGCCGATGCCAAGCGTTCCGCCCTTGTCCTCTTGGACTAAGGCTCCCTTTCCTCCTCCGTCACAGCCCCCCCTGATCCGGACTGCATAAGAAGCACCGTCTTGAGCAGATCCGGCAAGTCTTTCCCCCGCCGTTCCGCTCTCCGCAGGATGCCCTGACACGCTTTTGCGCTCAAAGAGTATTTCTCCTGCGGTGTCACCTCCAAAATCTGCGACAATCGAGATTCTACGGCGGCGTTGGGGGACTCCCCAGTATTGCGCGTCATGCACTCGCCAAGCCACGCTCCATCGTCCTCCCACTTCATCGTGGTAGCCCCCCCAGGTGTTCCAGCCTTTTTCAGGCACTTCAATATCGGGGGCTTCCGGCTCTTCGATGCGGATGATCTCCTCGAGGACCGCCGCGAAGTCGCGCCCTCCGTTGCTTGAGAATGCTCCGGGCACATTTTCCCAGACCATAAACCGAGGTCTGACCATGTCACCTGTCCGTCCGTTCGCTCTGTCACGCTCTCTCATCTCCTTTACGATGCGGACCTGCTCCATGAACAATCCGCTCCTTGCTCCCGCCAATCCGGCGCGTTTTCCCGCAATGCTCAAATCCTGGCACGGCGATCCGCCCGTGATAACATCCACGATTTCAATTTCTGCACCGTTGATTTTCGCAATATCCCCGAGGTGCTTCATCTCCGTTCCTCCCGTTTGGTCATTGTAGCCTCCAATTCTGCTTTTTGCCGATGTTCAGCATATAATCCTTCGCCCTCTGGTTGATCCTGCTCCCGATTGCCTCGTCCCAGCTCAAAATGCGGTCAATGGTCAGTTCCGTGGAAATGATCGTGATTGCATCTGGGGTGATATATCTGGCATTCAGCAGGTCAAAGGCAATGTTCTTGTCGGCATCCGTTACGCTCCCCTTGAGAAAATCGTCGATATACAGCGCACGGACGGTTTTCAGCGGCTGCATGGCTTCGGCGTATGCTTCAGCATCGTTGGTCTTTGCCTTGATTGCGGGAATATCTCCCCGCCATTGCACATACCGCACAGGGATTCCCCCGTCCATCAGTTTGGCGCAAATTGCCGTACACAGGTGCGTTTTCCCAGTACCGGGAGAGCCACCGATGAAAAACCACTTGCCTTTCCAGTCGGTCAAATACCTCTCCGCCGCCTGCTTTGCGGCCTGTTGCCAATACTCCTGAGTTTGGAACGACTCAAAGGTGCAGCTATCCAGCAGTCCCAGAAGCCCGGAACGCTCCATGCGAAGCCTATTTCGGCGGATGATCTCGCATTTGCAGGTTCTGCTCACCAGTTCGCCGCTTTCCGTGCGCCGGACGGTGTAGCCCAGCCCTCCGCAGATGTCACAGCCATGTTCCGACATGGTATTCTTGCTTTGTTGGCTGTTCACCGGCTTCCTCCTTTCTGCGCTGCTCCCATGTTCTGACGGCGGCCTTCCAGTCCTTCATGCGATTTTTCCCAACCATCCAGCCCTTGCAGGCGTAGAAATCGATGAATTGCTGTGCGTCAACTGTAGACCCCCGTTCGGCGATATAAGCCCGAACCTCGTCCAAAGAGGGCGGAGAGAAGCGCGCCTCGCGCGCATTATTCTCGCTTCTCGATTCTCGTATATCGATTCCCGATTCTCGATTCTCGAATACGGGGACATCTGCATTCATTTGTTTGCAAATGATTTCATCCGCTTGCGTAGGCTCTACAGGCTCAGGATATTTGCTTTCCTTTGCTCTCTGGGTCTGATACTTACCCCATGTTGGTAGGTAGAGGAAGCGCTTGCCCTGTGAAGTATAGAGGGCAACCAATCCAGCACTCGCCAGTCCATGAAGGGCGTTTTCTACAGTTTTCAGAGTAAGATTTTCTTTCAAAGGGAATAGCCTGTTTTTGATAATTGCGGCCCGTCCGTCATAGCGTCCGAAATCATCGCAAGAAACAATCAGCCGATAGAACAAGACCTCCTCGAACCATGAAAGCCTATCTACGCTGTCGCTGGTGCAGATGCTCTCGCGTATGATTCTGTTCGGCATCGGCGCACCGCCTTAAAACGGCAAATCGCCGTCGTCCTCGGAAATCTCCTCGAATGTCTGTGCGGGCTTCTGTGGTGCGCTGTCCTTGCTTCCGCTGAAATGTACCCGGTCCGCCGTCAGCTCCACCACCGTGCGCTTGTTGCCGCTGTTATCCTCGTATTCCCGGCTGGAAAGTTTGCCCTCCACGACGATCTCCTTGCCCTTAGCAAAGTGCTTGCAAATCATCTCCGCCGTACCCTGCCATGCCACGCAGGGGAGAAACAGCTTCGTTTCTCTGTCCTTAATCTTCTCGCTCCACGCCACACGGAAGCTGCACACTGCTGTTCCACTGTTGGTGCGGCGCAATTCAGGGTCAGAGCAAAGCCGCCCCTGCAAAATCATTCTGTTTACCATCGTTTTCCTCCTTACAAATAGCTTTTTCCAAATTCACGGCGGAAGTCATCTTCCGTCCATCTCTGCTCCTGCATGGCCTTTAACTGACCATATCGGCGCAGCAGACGCATTTGATTCCCGTTGCGGTGTACAGCGTTTCCACCGTTCCTGTGGCATCGTTCGCCGCAGAGATACACTACAAGGCCGTATTTCTCGCTTTTGTTGCGGTACGCGCCGCCGAAGATGTGCCTAATGGTGCCGCTCCAGCGGGTCACCCGCTCCATTTCTGCCGCACAGGAAGCACCGTCTTTCATCAGTCACCTTTATCACCTCCCAACGGCTGGGCTTCGCCCCAGCGTGATTTTAGCGCATCCAACTCCTGCGGTGTCATAGTCTCGATTCCAGCTTCTCGGCAATCGGCAACGATCTGGTCAATCAGCCGTGACATCTGCTCTGTGTCGTAGGTGCTTGAGCCGTACCAAACCGCCACGTTCACGCAACCAGGAATTTTGCTTGGCCCTTGTTCCGCCATCCAGCCGGTTCCTTTTGCCTCCCATCTGCGGCAGAACTCGTCCGCCGCCTTTGATACCATGCACACGACATCGCTCACACCACCGATGATCCTGATTTCTTCCCGGTACACATCATTCCTCGGAATCCCGTAGTGTGCCGCCAGTTTATCCAGCAGCACCCACGCATAAGCGTTTGCGTCAAGGCTCCTTCCCTTGCGCTTGATCTGAGCCACATACTGCTTGTCCGGCTTCATCTCGTCACAGATGGTCATTGCAGAGGCGGTGGACTGCACCCGGAGGCACAGCCACGCCCCATCGCTGTCCTGCTGCCACCGTGCGGCGGTCACATCAGCCTGCAACATTGTCCTGCTCCTTCTTTGCGGCCTTCATGCAGTCGGCGCACATCTGCGCTCCGTAGCGGCCCTTGGAGTACTTAACCATGTCCTTTACCGTCCACATTTCGCCGTTGCGCTTCTTGACGGACACAATGTCAGCTCCACATCGCTCACACACCGGAGCGGCGTTCCGCTCCTTCTCGTCCAGCTCGGCGGAAGAAATTTTGTCCGGGTCCTCGCCGGTGGGCAATGCAAATGCCCGCAGCCACATATACTTAAACGCATAGGTCATGGCCTTGCCGCTGCCCTTGTCTTGTGTGTCTGCGCCATCTCCGCAGGATGCAATCTCGATGTATTCCTCCGGGTTTTCCACGTTGACCATGCGGTAGATGACATCCACGTGGGTAATGTTCCCAGTTCTCCCGGCTGTCTGTGCGATTGGGTATACAACCAGTTTGTGTTTCAGCAGTTCCGCACGCATGATGGAGGTTACTTTCTCCTCGCTCAGTGCCTTGTATTTGGTGCTGCCAAACTCTACATGATCGTCCTTTGCCAAATACTGGACATCCTGCATGATTGCAGCGATTTTCTCGTAGATATTCATCATTCGGTTTTCTCCTCATCAACAACTTGTAGCGGGCAATATGCCCCGACGATTCGTGTGTCCAGCAAATACTCCCCCGTGCGGCGGCATTGATTTCGTGAATACGTCTCCAAAAGTGGGCAGAGGTTACAGCACATTTTCCCCTCCGGGAATGGGATTTCCACTGTAGCTTTTATGTACCGGAGGACACCGTTTATCATCCCAAGCCCCCCTTATGCAAAAACTCCGAGAGATACTCACCCTCCGTCAGATCGGAAATATAATCAAGCTGCACATCGGAGAACTTCCGTATAGCCAGCTTGAAATTTCCGATCGTTTCCAGCTCACACTTGTGGCACATAGCGGACTTCATCGGCTTCCAGCCGTGGCAAACAGGACATTCATCCGCTTCTCCGGGGATAATCTCCTCTCCGCACTCTGGGCAGACATAAATTATGCTGTTTCCGCACTCATCGGACTTTTCCTCGATGTAATCCAACGAATGGAACACCGCACCACAATAATCACACAAATACATTACGATGCCTCCACGATCTCACCATTCGCCAGTTTGTACCACGTGTCCGCCTTGATGGTATCACCGTCCACCTTTGCGATTTTGGCATCAATGATGTTGCCATCATCGTCACGCTCGGAAACAACAATCCAGTTGCCCACAGCGCCTCTCGCAAGGCTATCTCGGCCCCATGCCACGGCAAGGCACTGTTCTCCTAATGCAGACGCTTTTCCATCCGGGCCGGTTACGGAAGCTGTGCCTCTCTCGCCCGAGGCGGCGGCGTTGCCCCTCCATCCCGATGCGGCGGCGTTGCCCCTATCACCCGATGCGGCGGCGTTGCCCCTCCAGCCCGATGCGGCGGCGTTGCCACTCACACCCGATGCGGCGGCGTTGCCTCTCACACCCGATGCGGCGGCGTTGCCTCTCACACCCGATGCGGCGGCGTTACCACTCCCTCCCGATGCGGCGGCGTTGCCTCTCCATCCCGATGCGGCGGCGTTGCCACTCACACCCGATGCGGCGGCGTTGCCACTCACAC